AAGTACTTCTCTCCAATCTTCTCGCAACGACTGCCGATTACGGCGGTATCCAAAAATGCCTGAATTCGTAGGCACTTCATAGGTGGCCTTGAGACCGCTACCGCGAAGACAATGACGAAGAAACTCAGCCGTCTGCTTGAACCCTTTTGTGAAAAATAGGTGTTCATTCATAAGGACCGAGCTGTGTATCTTTGGACTGTAGTTTTCTGGCCTATTTCTAATATAGACCGGAGTAACATTAATGCCGTAGTAGGCATGTTTACCACAAGATTCTCTAAAATACGAATTAGCATAACTCTTCATCACGTTGAGTTTTAGCCCAAATTTCGGGAGCTGATTCGCAAGGCATTTATAATATCGCGTGTCAGTGATAATATCATCACCGTAAACATACACACGCTTTGCCTTAGAATTTGTGACGCCTGTTCTTTTAATCACTGCTTTACAAAGAAAATAATTAAACAGTGACATAATGGGGAAGCATAGTGCAGATCCCATAGGTGCAAACTTGTTTAGTTCGATTGCACGTACATCATGCTGGATCTCTTCTGATTTTTTGACACGTACAGTGGCCAAGGCCATTAGTATGTCATGTACGTCAACGTTATCCTGTGTAACATAGGATATAAGTTCTCGTATAACGCGATCAGAAGCTTCAGAGAAATCGATAGTGCAGTCTTTCTTAGTTAGACTAGCCCTTATTGCCAGAGCGCCGTTGACTGTTTGGTCATTGAGCTTTAAATACTCCGACAATTCAGGGTGTTCACGTATCATACAGCGAACCATTCTCGAAAACGCTTGTTGCAAATATTGTGCTTCATTCATTTCAGAACATATTCCTCGACCCTTTTCAGCTGTTTTAGGTACAACTAAGTACTTAGCAAAAGGGCGAGCAGACACTTTAAGTGACTGTATATGGCCAGCGTCCATCATTGCATCGATTGGACAGGTATAAAACCAATCCCATGTTTTGAAGATGCCTTCAAGACTGAGGTATTTATGCTGTGGCTGGTATCGCATAAATTTTGGTACGGGTGTCGCTGTAGCACCTGGCCCCGGTTTCGGCAAAAATTCTTTGTGTTCTTTTGGCTTTAAGCCTTCAAAGAACGCGCGGAAGTAGTGCCTGACCAACTTAATCGTTTGTGAAGTTTCAAATTCACTATGGACTTTAGCGGGCACAGCTTTAAGCTCACGGTCCGTACTCACAAACTGATCCCAAAGGATCGAGTCTGCCCCTTCAGGTATGACCCCTTCAAATTTTTTAAAGGAGACACCTATTTGATAAATCGCTTTAATGTATAGCGCTTTATCGCGCTCTGCAATGTTAGATTTGAACACAGCAACGAATATACCCCTCATAAAACAGGGGACATTCATTCTGGTTTTGAAACCAGGATAGTGCGAAGTGCCCGTTTCTAGCTGACATAGTAATCCATCAGCTAAATTTGGTAACACTTTTGTTACAAATCTAAAACCTTCTAAGGATATTCGCCGCTGTAATGTTGCGACGTCCCTAGTGTAATCGGTTATGCTATACAGAGGTAAGTTTTTTAAACAATCTGCCAGTATGGCAGTTAATACAGACAATGAATATTCTGCATTATCGCTACAACCACGTATACGGGTTGAATGTTTGTCTCCTAGCATTTCGGAGCGCGCACTCTTTTTCGTCATACAAAGCTTTTTCGTGCTTTGTGAGACCCCGTACCCTGTTCGTTGTTCGGGAGTTATTCCCTTGTTTTGGCTTTTCAGATTCGGTTTCAATACCTGTATCTCCAGCCTGACAATCATGACTACAACATAGGCATTTCAGTCTTCTAGCAATAATATGCCAAAGAAGACTAAGCAATGCGATTCACCACATTTTGTGCATAACCTGCAACATTAACAATGTTGTCAGATGCTACAACGTGTGCAATGAGTTCCGCATCACTTACGCCTTTGGGCAGAAAGTAGGTCTTTACAGATGTAATTTCCTTCAATTCGCCCGCGTCGTCTGTACAGCGTCCTTTTGAAATGACTGTAAATCTGTCAAATTTCTTATTGGACTCATCACATAAAGTGGTTACAGAATCCAGTACCGGACTATCAACTACTAACATGTAGCGTACGCCATAAGCTGAACGATTACTCGTCAGATTACGTTGCGCGATAGTATGGGTAGCTGGAACGACGGCTCCGTCTTGTACGGTTAGTTGGTCAAGTAATGACATAGGACTTTTCCTTATATATAAAGTGGACTGAGGTGCCACGAAAGAACCCCCCGTGATTGGGGAATGGAATCACAAATTTACATTGGTTACAGGTAGTAGTACGCGTGCTAAAGCCAACATGTTTAAGCCTTGCACACCACTTGGTAGAGACATTTTGGGAATATACAAACCACGGCGTGGCCATGGCATGCGTTCCCGCACGTAGTGAGACGTATAGAAACCATTGAGTTGAGTTCCTACATCTGGGTCATAATCGAAATCATTGGCAATCGCCGAATCATTTCGCTCCAGTAAAAACATATACGGAGAGCCCAAAGTCTCATCACCCGCAATCCAGCTGCCCGACTTGTGATCTGTCAGGACTGATTCGCTGTATTGGAATGGTTCAAGCAAGAGATTTTCGTCTAGCTCGAGTGCTTTTAGTGCGCCTGCAAAATTAATGAAATAATCGAGCAGGAATGTGAATGGGCCCATATTATATGCAACACTAGGGTCCAACTTTAGTCCCCAATACTTCTCGTACATCTGTTTATCTGTCAACTGACGATATCCAAATTTATAGCTCAACGTGCTGGTGAATTTCTTGATATCAGATCTACCAATATCAATACCAGCTGGTCCATGATGAACAATTAGTTCCTTGTTATCATAGATGACTTCGCTATAATGACGCGCTTGCAAATCTAGCCCTCGGGCAACAAACGTGTCGTACGCTTCATCAGCCATTTGCTTCGCATTCTTCATCATGTTGTTTATATCCGATAATAATGGATTAACAGCATATTGTAGAGTGAGCCACGTAGATGCGGCTGCTGATGTGGGTTCAAATTCATCGTGTGACTTGCGCATTTTTCTAAGCGCGGTTAGGAATTTATTCCCAAACTCTAAGTCTCTGTCGGGCCTTAATTTCCCGATCCGTTTCGCGATGTCTCTGAAATCTTTAAGCTCAAATAAGAAGTTTAACATACTTATTTCGCCTTCGAATCTCGGCTGTAGATGATACCAGCCTCGATGGCGTGCTTGTAGATAACTCGTATTTAGGTCAGTTATTGGAGTACATGTCGGATACGTCCGCAGCTCCCTGTGGTGAGAATATATTGTATAATTCTGCACCGAATAACCTAAAAACGCTGAATATGCTCTATTAACATGTCCAGCTTTCACATGAGTACAGTCATTGAAATACGGCCGTACTCGTTCAGTAGAGGTAAAAGTTTCCTGGCAGTTAAACGCAGGATTATACTCGCGCATGCTTGTTTCTGGCACGTACGATGTATGGTACCAAGTCAACCACTCTTTAGTGTGTTGCTCTTCCCCTCTTAACCAACTGGACGTGTGTGGCGAATATGGGTTGTAAAGCCCATTACCGCGATCCGAACCAGTCTCTCTACTTTTTGTAAACATCATTGTCTCCTCTGTGTTTTAGCAC